ATTAGATCCAGATCCAATAAATGCTTGTCTTCCAATTGCAATACTTCTAGATCCTTGAACTGTTACGTTTTCTCCAGATATACCAATTGATTGGTCTGCTGTTACAGTTGCTGAATTTCCAATTGCAGTAGTTACTGAACCACTTGCAAATGCTGATCGTCCGATTGCTACACCAGGACCATTTTGTACCTGACATGATTTACCGATTGAAACAGATTCACCTGAATCACATGAACTTCCATTTCCTATTGCTACTGCTCCACTACCATTACATGATGTTGCATTTCCAAGTGCAACTGCCTGATTTCCAGCTGCTGTTGCGTTATCATCTAATAGACTATCAGATGCTCTTACTGAACCTGATCCAGTACCATTTACTAATCCAGCTGGCTGAATAGGTAAACCGTTTACTGTTGTTCCTGTGAAATCTACGATTGATCCAGTTTGAAATACTGTTTGTACTTGTGATACTGAAATTGGTAGTGAACCTCCAACTCCATCTGTTAGTTGTTTAGTAGTAGTTGGTTGTACTCCTAAATTATCATCGAATTTAATTAACGAAGGATACGTTAAATTTATCTGCTGATTTGTTAATGTTGCCATAAATTATGAATTTTAATTATTTTTTGTTAAAGTGTGAATGTTAATTGTATTGCACCTGGTGTCCAATTACCGTTGGTTNCGTAAATATATTGTGTTTCTCCGTCTCTAATTCTATAAGATACTTCACCAATATATGGATCTGGTGTTAAGAGCNACNGTTCNATAATTAAATCCTGGTTCTAAAAGAATAGTTCTAATATCTTCAGTATTATACCATACTTGACCAGTTGGATAAGGTGGTATACCACCACTATTTACTCCATATTCCCATCGATTAAAAAGAAGTGCTGTTATACCCCATTGTGTTTTATAGAATACCCTATCACCCGGTAGAGCAGTGGCAAATTGTTGATCGCCTAGATAGTAATAAGGATTACCTTCATATTCTTGACCTACCCAATTACCTGGAGTAACTTCTTTTTGTATTTCCATACTTCCACCGTTCCAAGCATCTCCATAATTATCATCCATTTGAACTATTATAGTTTTTAAACTTACCGTTATAGTAATAGGAGTATTTAGAGTAGCGCTATTTAAACCATCTAATGGGTTAGTAGTAAATATGTCAACGTTATATGCTGTACCACCGGCACTACCAACTATACTAGTAGTCGTTTGTATTGACCAGTTTCCTGTTCCATCTACTACTCCATTATATGTAGTACTATCAACAGTTAATGTAATTCTATTATTTGCATCTGCTGTTCCAGTAAATATTGGAAAGTTTACAGTATAATCAGGACCACTTGTTATTGTTGGTGTTGATGGCGCCGCTGCGTTTTTCCATTCTGTAGTTTCTAATTGCCACTGAGTTAATACTTCATTCCATATTAAATCTGCGGGTGGTTGTACACCTTGTGCTCCGGCTAAAGCCATCCACCAAGTACCGCCTGTAGGGTAATTAAGACCGTAGTAGTTTGCTAATGCGATAGTCCAACTACCGTTTAATGGTTCAGTTATACCTTCGTAAATACAAAGTGCCTGTAACCATGAATCATTCACAGGTGCAACAATACCTAGATACTCACAGTAAGCTTGGATGTAACTACCATTAACTGGTTGCGTTACAACTCCACCACTCTGAGTAAATACGAACTGTTGTACTGCGCTTGATATATCTGTGTCAAATGCCATATATTATTCTTATTTATTTTCTTAATTTCGTTATAGCGTCTATTACACCCTGTGTTCCAATGTAAACCGCAGCTATAGTTACCCAATCTCCTGAAACTAATGTTCCACTAAATAATCCAATAGATGCTATAAAGAATACCATTAGTTTTCTACTTAAGTAGTTATTTATAAATTTATCTAGTTTTTGTCTCATTTGAAAAGTAAGTTCTTAATTTTTTAATGTTTGTTTGCGTTCGCTTAGTAGCAACCGCCACAGTTGCATTGACCTTGCGATCCGCATTGTGCGTATATTGATTTTGCATATAAAGTTTGTAAAGGTATATCTGTTTGAATTCCTGAGAAATATGATGTTGTTTTGTCGCTTGGCATTCCATTACCATTCCAGTTTAACCATAATGGGAATAGATTAGAATTTTGACATAAGAAGTCTTTCATTCTTTCATCATAAAATTGTGCTAAGTCAATAGCAGCTTCTCTTAGATAATTTAATTCATCTAATGTTGTTGCTTGAGATTCTTCACTAGTACCATTTAAGATACCTTTCTCAACAAATTTGTATTTTAAACTAGGTAGTAATAAGTATAAAGCATATTGCATTAACGCAGGTGCAACATAATCTTTTAAGAATGTTGATTCATCTGTTGTTAAGTCATTGGCCATTACACCAGCTTTAAGTCTATTATAAAAGTTTGTTCCAAGTGCACTCTGAGTATATACCTCTTGTGCATTAAGTATCGAAGGTGTTAAAACATCAATTCGGATATTGTTATCCAATGATGTCCAATTCTTCATACGTTGCTCTGAAACTAGAAGTACTGTGTCCATATTATTCGTTTATTTCTATATTTGGTTGTGCTAAATCATCAGGATTACCAGCGGCTGCGTCTTCTACAATTCTATTAGGTATTACTTTAATATTAATATTGTAACCAGCAAGCTTTAGGATATATCCAAATGAAGTAGTTATTTTCTTACGTTTAGGTTCTACTACAGTACCTTCAAAATGTGCATATGATACTTTGATCTCTTCTGCATTACTACTAAAACCTGCACTGTCTTTAATACCTAACAGTAAAGGAGATGTGATGCGCCAGGCTGTCAGGATCCTTGATGTTATGCGTTGATCCAGGGTTAAATAGTAGTCATCGTTTGCAGCATCAATAGGAGTTACCTCTGGTGCAGTATTAGCATCTGAGAATGATAAAAAGAACCGACCGGCATTTTCTTCACCTGCAAAGGTTTCTTCGATTTCTTTATAGACATCTCTACGTGCCTCTGGAGTAGGAATTCCATTTTTAAAACTAATAAATAATGATGGTGCTAAACCATTTGAAATGTTATTTACATGCAGTCTACTTACTTTAGCATCGAGTGTTATATCGTTAATAGCTGCTGCGTAAGAAGGTAGAGGATATACATCGTTTCCAGGTGTATAACCAAAGAAATAATAAATCTGTGAAGCATTGTCTTTTTTATTATCAGTTACATCGAATGATCTGTAAGGTACAAATGGATTCTTTCTTAGATTACTCCAATCAGATGAGTAGTAATATTCATTTATTTCATCGTTCTCATCTAGTTTACCACTTCTTACATTGTTAAATGGAAGGTGGTAGATTTCTGCAATTTGACTACCTTCTTTATTCCATACCACATTTATAGCGTATCCTGAATATAATGTATAATCAAGGGTAATCTTTTCAAATATATTATCGATTGTTTCACCTTTAGTATTTACATACTCTTCACCGATTGTTTCAATACCTTCACCGAAGATACCATCTTTAACAGCTTGAGCACATGTGTGATGCATTGCTGACGAGTTATATAATTCTATTAGTTTTCCAGGATAGAGGTTGTCTGCTCCATAGAACATGTATTCCTTTCCACGGACTTCCTTGATTAAAGGTAGCGCTGGTGCACTAAATGCTTGACCAACGACTGAGTATAAGTTTTCTGTATTCTCTTTCATATAGTTATTTAATATTGCGGTCTGTAATAGACTTTTGATTCTCTATTTTCAGTAGCTGGCGTTGATGTATATTCAATAGAACCATTATCACCACCAGGTTGTGTGACTATTTTAATCAAACCTTTTTCGAAAATATCTGTTGTATTTTTAATTGTGTAATAATATACACCGTTGTTATGCTCATTCTTAAAATCAGCAGGAAACGTTAATGTTAATTCAGTATACCTTGAATTCTGAAAACTTATAACAGCAGGTATAATCTCATCTGTTCTGCTATATTGACCAGTTAATACAAAAGATACGTCTCCAGTAATCAGTGTATTATTAGTCGCAATCTTCTCAGTGGTATTATTTACGTATAATGTCATGTATTAATTGTGTGTTTATTATATTTAAATATAAAAAGTACCGAAGTTGTAAAAGATATATATCTTATGCACAAACCGATAACTTATGGAGATTACTCTAATGACACTTGGTCAGGATTAATAGACGAATCTGATCCTCTCCTAGTCGCATGGTTCCAAGCGATTAAAGTATATATAAAAGATTATGATTTATGGGTCTTTGGTGGGACACTGGAACCCTGGTTGTCTTACGACCTAGACCTGGCTTTAACAGGGCCTTACGACCCTATACGTATTAATAATATATTAAACAACTTAACCCGCATAGGGTTTGAGTTCGGTATACTCCCTGACATTAAATACCACTTTAATAATGAGTTATTTATCTGGTCAGAGTATATTAAAACTGGTAAGAGTAAAATTATAAAGCAGGCGTATTATAAACCGGTTATAATATGGGACGGAGTACCTCATATATGCGCACAATATCAGGACGGTCTTTACGTCTCCAGTCGCAAATACCCTATGAGTAAAACTTTAAATAAAGCGCATACTTATAGGGACCCTATACAGCTCACATAAAAATAGGGACCGTAGGTCCCTATTAATAAGTTAAAATTAAATTAAATTAGTCCTCTAAACTATTTAAAATATTAATCTCAATTTGAGTAATCTCTTCCTGAATAAATTTAATTAAGTCGTTAATATCCTCAGTATAATTAAAAGTACCGTAATAAGTAGAGTTATTACAAGCGTACTCTATACTTTGTGCGTTAAAATTAAAGTAATACTGTTGTTCAGGGTCTGCGTTAAACGTATACTCCCAAGCAGGATTACCGTCTCCTGTAATTCGAGTACCTTTAGGGTCCCAATCGGAATTATTAGGGTACAAATTGTTTAACTGTTCTGCTACTGTGTTAATCTCCTCAATAGAGTAATTAACTGTTTTTACTGTTGTTGTCTGTGTTCTCATAATTTTTGTTTATTTATTAATTGTTTATTTATAGTATTTATACGTGTGAGTTATAAAAAGTTTCATTTTATAACACTTTAATTTAAATTATTTATCTCATATATTTTACGGGTTTAAGGGTTAGTTATTAATTATATATAAATATAAGACTTTTTAGNTTAACGGGACAACTTTATACCGATTATTTTCAGATTATCTCCTATTTATAATGAGTACAAATAGGCTTTTATTTTAAAATAAGTACNGAAANGTTGTCATNTATCGTTTATTTTGATTATATTTATATATAATAAAAAACTAATAATTAACTTTAAAAACAAGTAAAATGAAAAACCAAATGACAATTACAAGACAAGACAAAATCGAAAACAACAAGTTGTACGCAACTGAAATCAAGAATGCAGTACTAAGTAAATTACCACGTAATATCGATATTACAGAAATGACATGCAGAGTATCTAAGTTAGACGAAACCGAATCAGTTCGAGTTCAATTCGATATCTCAGTAGATGGTTACGAAGCTGGAGACTATAGTTTTTACGCAAACTTATATAATCCTAATTATACTTTCGAAGCGTTAGTTAACTCAGCAATATTACAAGTTGAAGATTTCGCTAAATAATCTTTTAAGATTATAATGAAACTTTTTATAATACCCTTATATAATACTTATAAATAACTATTAATTAAAACCAAGTAAAAATGAAAAAACTACAAGAAGTACAGTACCAAATTACCGAGATGATTAAGAAAGATTATCCAAGACCAATCTTTAATTACGCAGGTAATAAATTAGAATTCCAATTCGATTCAATATCTTACCACGGTAACTTAGAAATAGGAATTTTTATTAATGAAGGAGTTTATATGGAAGCCGGTAATATTGAGTGTATTGGAGATACTTTCATGGAAGACTTTAAAAAAGTATACCAAAGAGAACAACTAGAATTATCTTTATTAAGATTCTAATAGATTATTACTCATATAATCCTTCAATAGGGTACCAAATTAATGGTACCCTATTTTAGTGACTATTGTGTAGTGGGATTTAAGCCTCTACAATAGATCCTGTAACTTCAAACATCGGTTGTTTTTCCAATCCGCTGATCGTTACCTCATAACCGTTACGGTCTGAGTATGCGGTTCCTGACGTAGAAGTACCTGCCGTAAGGTACGCTCCGAATTCAAGACCGATTGAAAAATATCTGCCGTTGTTGTCTTTAGCGACCGCTAAAATTGTAGTCGCTTGCGCCATCAGTAATATCTGATTTCTCTTAGCAGCTTCCATTTGATTAAAAATCATTGAAAGATCCTGCTGATACGTTACTGTGCCGTTCTCTTGCGTTGCAGTAATAGTTTCTGTAATTGCGCTGGTCTGACGGGGTACTTCATAGACAAAAAAGTCTGCTGGTACAACCGATACACCACCTACGATAATATCTGATACAACTCCTGCTGTTTCAGAAAATGAATCCACAGGACCATTCGCTAAAAAGATTTTGTCAATACCTGAAAAACCGTCATTACATAAATCTAAGATACCCGCGGTTAATGCTGAACATGCCATATATATAAATGTGTTTTTTTAAGGTTAATTAAACCTGGATCACCTAAGTAATCCAGGTATAAATTTGGTTTGGTTTACGCTAGGTCGTTTGTAGCGAATAAGTTGATTTGTGCAACTCCTACTCCTAATCTCCATGCTGCTCTGAATAATAATTGATCTTCAGAAGGTGCGTAGAAAAATTGGAATGAATCCATCTCGTCGATTAATCCAGTAAGTACTGTAATCATTTTCATTGGGCCGGCGAATGCATAGTTGCTTCCTACTAGTCCTGATGTCATAATGATTCGAGCATTAGTTCCTGGTAATATTAAAATTTCATTACCGTCTACTGAAGGAAAATGATAGAGATTTTGAGCAACTAAAGCTCTAACTAATGTACGATATGCTGCAGGAGAACAAACGATAGCGATATCATCTCTGTTAATAACAGATTCGTCAATTGCATCATATAAATCAAGTGCTTGAGATACTGCGTTTGAAACTGTCCATGCTGCTGCTGCTGCTGGAACAGTTGCTCCGTTAGCGCCAGTGATTTGACCTTTAATACCTAAAGTTGTACCTAATCCATTGATTAAGAATCCTTCATTGTATTTAGTTAATTTTTCAACATATTGTTGACTTAATACCTCTTCGAACGGGATAGAATCATTAGCCATTGAAGGGCTCATGTATGCCGATTGATAGACAGATCTCAAATCGTTACTACACATAGAAGTTTTTGATTGTAAATCTTCAATAGTAACTGTTGTTTGAGTGTATGTAACTTCTCCATCAGGAGTCATATTACATTGAAAAGAAGATACAGGTAAATCTGCATCTACTAAGTTTAGTGAAACCGATCCTGAAGTATAACCTGCTTTAAGGTCTACGTACTCCATTAGGTTTGTGTTTAATACCGCTGTAGAAATCAGTTGTTCTGATAACTGGTCGGTATAAGCTGGTAAAGCTGCGATGTTTAATCCGAATGCCATAATAAAATTTGGTTTTTTTTGTTAATTTTTAGTTTGTTTACTTTTTGCGCATTTCTGCAAGTCTTGCAGATCTTGAGTCTACTGTGGATTTGTGATCCATCTTGATTTGTGAGAAAGTGTTTGATACTTTAGGTGCCGCTGGCTCTGCAGCCATCTTTTCGAACCTTTTAGTTAATTCAATAACTTCTTCTTTTAATACTGCGATTTCTTCAGTAAATGGTGCCACTAATTCAGCGATACCAGATAATAAGTCTTCAGTTGCTTGTACTGCTTCTTCTGCTACTTCATCAGATACTTCAATAGCTACTTCAACTTCTTCCATTTCTTCTTCAACTTTGTCATCTTCTTCTAAAGATTCTTCTGCTGCTTTGTCAATTTCAGTTATTTCACCATTTTCTCCAACAGTAACGATTTCACCGCTAGTAAGTTCATGCTTACCGGCAGGTGCGAATGGATCGTCCGATACACCTTCACCAGCTCTAACAAATAAGATTGCTCCTACTTCTAGTTCTCCTTCGGTATATACTTCCGTGCCGTCGACAAGAGTTGCTTCTGCAAATTTAAACGATTGTGCGCTTAACATTACTTTTAGCCTCTTAACTACTTCGTTTACGTTCATAATTATGATTGGGTTTTTTTGTTTAGGATTAAGTTCCTATAGTATTAAATATAAGAAGTGTTAAAAATGACAAAACATGCCCCAGAATGAAACAAAACGTAAAAGATATATATAATATATAACAAATTAAACATAAACAATATGAAAAAATGTAACATCGGAATCCTACTACATGTAGATCCAACACGTAAAGGTGCTATAACCAGTGAAATTAAGTTTATTAAAAGCCTATACGAACAAAACAAGAAAGAGTGTAAATTCTATATTATTACACTTAATGAAAATACTACTAAACGTGTTATAAAACAACGTGACAATGTATACGACTTTCCACATGATATAGTTAAAGTGTACGATGATAGTCAACTTAGTAAATTAAAAGACTTCTCAGGTGTTCTTACATATCCTCTTGCATCTAATTTCTATGCAGGAATCATAGCAAAACAGCAAATACTTGCATATAAGTGTATATCTTATTTAACCAATAATCATGTACCTATCTTTATGAGAGTAAATGATAGCGAAATTAAAGTACGTGATCATAAGAAATTAATTATGAATCGTGTAGACAAATGTAAACCTGATAACAAATTTATCAATAATCTACAAAACATTCCATTGATTAGAGATATTGAACGTGTAGAAACTGTTAATTATCATTATATGTATTGGTTTGCAAATGGAAGCGCAGAAACATATGATTGGGTTCACGAAACTCTATACAGTAGAGAACATATAGATCTTCGATGTGCTAGTGAAGAATTAATTAAACAAAATACTATATATGTAAGTGATGACATATTCTTCTTAATTCGTAGCAACTTCAGGCGATTCCTAAGTGGTCTAAGTGCACAACATAACAGTCGATTGTTATATATTGGCTTTTTTGATACGGTGAATACAGGTCGCGCAAGTGTCTTTAAGAAACTGTTTAAACAAAATAAATGTGACATACCATTAACTATATTTGGTAAAGGCACAAAGAGTTTAGACAAATTAAAGCAACATGATAATATAGATATAGTAGAAGGTTTTATTAAAGGTGATAGTGATGAATACTTTAAGTATTTAAATGAACATCTTGCATATATCTTTATAGGTAAAGGTAAAGGTCAAGCACGTTATATTGGTAAAACAGTATATGATGCAATGGTTGCAAGAATTCCTATCTTAGTCTATAAGCCAGCAGATCCTAATGGTATAACATTCTCAGATCAAAAATATTATTTTGAAACAGAAGCAGAACTAAAGAGTATAATACTTAAATTACAAAATACTCAATTACGAAGCCAATGGATATACGATCAATCAATAGAGATATTTAGTAAATTACCTAAAGCAGAATTTAATTTTACAAAGTACTGTAGATCTAATAACAAAATAGAAAGTATTGCACAACTTAATGTGTTATTTTAAATAAATCAAATATAGTAATATGAAACAAAAAGAAATTATTCAATTTATCGAAGACGTAAGACAAAACATCTTACCTTCAGATTTTACAGTAGAAGCAAATGAAATGCGATGGGAAAACAAAGATGGTATTTTAATGGAAGTGTATAAACACTATGAAGAGCATACTCCTGAATATGCAGATTGGAAACACGGTCAACCTTGTGCAGGTGCCTTCATTGAAATTGATGGTAAAATAGCATTACAGATTGATTATGACGATTGGGAATTTAACAAAGAATACACAACAGAAAGTATCACAGATCAAATTAAATGGGCAATCGAATATGTATAGTAAAGACATGTATCAAGACGGACAAAGAGTAGTATTTAAAGTAGGTGAAGGTACCTTCTTTGGAGTAATGAATGAACTTAATGAAGATTTAACCGATGCTACAGGTGAACCACACTACTGGGTTTATGAAACCACCGCAGGTTTTAGACAACCTGTAAATTATAAAAATATTTTAAGAACAAGGTGAAACCTTTTATAATATCTTTATATAATATATGTAACGACGAAGTTACACACATAAAAACAACTTAATAAAATGCACAACACTTATCAAAAACGAATGACTACTGAAGGTTTTGAGTTAATCGACTTTGCAGAGGATGAGAACACAGTATTCACAGCCTGGTCTAAAAACGACAAAACAGTTCATGTAGAGACTTACAAAAAACGTACTAATGACACTGATAACTATGAGGTTATGACTAGGTACCCTGATTGTTGGGTAGGTCACAACTCTTTTAAATCAGTTATTAAAGAGATTAATGATTATATTAATGAGTAAAACTAAAAGGTGGATGGAAGAGCAAGGCTACTTCGATCCACAACTTACTCCGTATAGTGTATTATACCCTAGACAATATGAGTATGACGATAAAATGTATTCAATATTAATAAGAGAAACAGAGAATAAGTAATAGGTATTTTCTCATAATTTTTTCCTATTGCAACAGAGGACTAGTCGAAAGATTAGTCCTTTTTTCTGCGCTTGATTTCGATGATACGAACCACATTAAATATTATACCAGTTATTAATAACACTAGTGTAAGGCTTTCACTCCATCCCATAACTACACTGCCAGTACCTACTACTGTGATTACGTTTGCTGCGGTATCTTTTGTTTCTTGAATCATAATTATTTTTGTATAAGTTTCTTGATATTAGGTTTTACTTTAATATCGTTTGATTTGTTTTTAATTTCGGTTCTAATAATATCTCTAATAAAGCGTGATATCGATACAGGTCTTTTATCAGATTCGATTGCTTCATTAATTATAATTCTATTTATCATCGTTACCTCTTCTTCACTTAAAAGTACTTGTAACTTCTGTGTTAGTTTTTCTATCATCATAATATTGCTTTTTCTAAAAATTGACCGGCTATAGAGTAACCATTTAATTCTCCATCTTTTATTTTATCCCATGTTTCTTGATTATTAATCTTATAAGATACATACCAATCACCTTTGGATGGGTTAAACCCTAGGGCCTTAGATTTATCCATATCAGGATCAGTAACGATCCAAGACTCTAATAATGTGTTTTCTTCAGTAGCTATCATACTATGATTAATATCAGTGGCATGTGCATTGTCTTTTAAAAACTTTTCAGATATTTTCTTAATAGTTTCATCACTAAAATATACATGATACATATTGCCATTATCATCTTTACGTGGAATCATTTGAAACGCTTTCATTGCTGGTCCTGTGATAATCATTTGATCTTCATCAGCACTAAATTGCATTTCACTAAAATTACCTTTATATGATTGTTGTATAGCATACCACTGTTCTGCTTTCTTTTTACTAGCAGCATTTTGATATCCATTTAATCTTCTATCAGCCATTGGTGTTCCATATTCTCTATCAGGACCAAGATTAGTTACTAATGCTCTTCCATTTTCTCTTACAATTGATACTCTATTAAACCAATGTCGACAATTAGGTCCTCCATGCCATACGCTTATTGCGTCTTGACCAGTATCTCCAATTCCATTACCAATAGTAGCACCCATTGTTTGTAGTTCTGCTTTAGTATATACTTTATTTAGTCTTAATAATGCTGCACAAAATGGTCTTGATGAACTAGGTCCTGCATATCTGTACTTTATTTCTGTTTCTTCGGTAGCATCACGTTTACCCGTAATCGCTAGACCTACTACACCTTCAATAAAATCTGTTACACCATTGAATTTTTCTTGTGTAAAATCAACATATACTGTATTGTCTTCATCAAACTGTTCTCCAAAGGTATCTTGATTAATAATATCTATAATAGATTCTTCAGAAAATTCTTGTCCTTTGTGGTCTGTACCTTCCATTAGGTCTCCATTTGGCATTTGGTGTAACCCGATTAACTCTAAGAACCTTTCTTTATTGTAATCTATATTATCACCTTCAAAATCTTCGAGTACATCTTGTGCCATTTTCTTACGGTTCTCAATATCTTCTACTTTATTTAGTAGTTCTATAATACCATCAACCATCTCAATATCATCAGCTTCGTCGAATGCTTGTTTTGCGAATGCTTGCCAAGATACACCTATGGCAGGAGTATCAACTAAACTCATGATTTCAACTCCAACATCATCGATGTCTTCATTATCCCAATCAATAAGTAGTTCTATAATTTTAGTTATTTTGTTCATATAGTATATATTAATTTTATAATCGTGCTAGATCGTTAATCTTTTTGTCTTTTTCTTGCTGTGATGTCATATCATCTGATACCACATACGCTTTAACGATACTAGCGCTTGCTGAACCTGTTTGATTTCCTAATGTTACTTCGTTTTCTACGCCTGTATCACCTTGCGCAGCTTCTAGTGCACGTGATGGATCAAACGTTGGTGGTGGTGGAATACTAATATTACCACCACCTGAACTACCTCCACCTGATTTACCAGGTACCTTTGTTGATAGTATCTTTTTAACATTCATTAAACCTGATACGATTGCAATACCTGCGGCAATTTGTGGAAATGGTGGTGGTGCTGGAGTATTTGCTAACGCATTGGTCGCAGCCTGATACGTATTGATGGTAGAAGATGCTACTGCAGCTGCTTTACCTGCTGCTGATTGTTCACCTGCTATACTTGATATGGCATCGAATGCACTAGAAGCAACATCGAGTTTAGCATTTTCTGTTGCTTTTTGTAAACTCTTTTCATAGTCTGCTTTGTCTTTAGCACTCTTCTTAGCATCATCATCTCTTTTCTTATCTTCATCTGCATACTTTTGCTTTAAAGCATTCATTTGTTCTAAGCGACTTGCTTCTAACTCATCTGTTAAAATACCTTGTTCTGTTGCTTTAAGAATTAATTCTTCATAATATAGATCTAAGTCTTCTAAAGATTTTGCACGTATTTCTGCTTCTGTATTTGCTTCTGCATCTCTGATTGCTTTCTTTAACGCTGCTAGTTCTTCTGCTTTACGTTTTTCTTCTTCAAATGCAGCATCTTCTTCTTCTTTCTTTTTAGCAGCTGCTTCTTCTCTATTTTTAGTGTCTTCTGCTTGACCTGCGAGTATAAAACCATCTCTTTTATTTTTAAGAGCAGCTAATTGTTTTTCTGTTTCTTTGATAGTTTCATCACCTTGTGCTTTAACTTCTTCAGGATCAAATATCATATCGGCTATACCGCCAGTAAAATCATCTGCTAAATTAGTTGCTATATCAATACCTGGTATATATGAAAGTGCTTTAGTTAATGCATCTACTGTAGATAATAACAACGTAATAGGAAGTGTTAAGAATGCAATAACACCTTGAGCAATTTTATTATTACGTTCACTTGCTTCTATCTGTGCATCTCTTTGTTCTTTCTGTAATAAGAGTTGTGCTTCCATCGTTCTGATAACTTCTTCAGTCTGATCGATCTTTAACTGTCTTATTTCTTTTTCAGTTGCACCTGCTAGTTTTAAACTATTTTCTTGTGCACTGATAGCGTCTAATGCATCCTGTTGTGCAGCTGCTGTAGCTTGTGTATCTTCTAATAATTCTTTTTGATCTGCACTAACACCAGTTACAGCACCTACGATATCGTCCCAGTAGGCGACTAGTAATCCGACTCCAACGATAATAGCTCCAATACCTGTTGCGATTAATGCTTTACCCATTGCCGATGCACCTAGTACACCTGCTTTAAATGAAGCTACAAATGATTTACCTAAGACCTTAGTTGCTTTACCTGTTTCTACAAGTCGAGTACCTAATCCTCCAGTAGCTTCATCAATTACTTTCAGACCAGCACCACCAACATCACCTGCTTCAGCCGCTTCTTTACCTACGTCCTTTGCAGCTTCTGCTGTTTTATCTAATGCAGTTTCTGTTTTCTTTGCTTGCTTATCGACATCTTTTAAAGCTGCCTGCAATTCATCGACTGATGATACTGATTTCTCAATACCATCAATCTCGAATGTAATTTTTACTTTTTCTTCTGCCATATTACTATTAAATATAATTATGTCCGGAGTTGAACAGGTTTATTACTGATATAATTATGGTTGACATAAATTCTGTTGTTGAATTGTACCACCAAATCCGATTGTTGGTGCTGGATCAGATTGTGCACAGTCTGTAAATGTAGCTCCTGGTGCTAAACCACCGGTAACGATTTGACCATCACATGTGGTATAAGTATAATAAGTGTCTTGATCTCCATCATTTCCAAATAGATATTCATAACATATTGGATCCGGTTGTGGAATACTACATCTAGATTGGCCTGTACATTCGTCGTTTATTCTTTCTTGAATACTTGCGGTACCTGTATCTACTGATATACTATTTAATTCCGCACATATTACTATAAGTTGCTGTGCACCTGCTGACCAAAATCTTGTGGTTCCATCTAAAATGTATGTTCCACTTGCACTACTGAAACCTGTTGCTGTTATTTCTGTACAATATTGTTCTGGTGATAGACCTAAACAATCATTACATGTTGCATATGTTGCAAAAGGAACTAATATACCACTAGATCCAAAGTCTCCA